GAGAAAGGCGAAAGCCGATGGAGAGGAGTCAGTCCGTAAGGGGTGACTCCTTTTTCTGTTTTTATTTATTCGATTCTGATTGGATAAATAAAATAAGATGTATATATTCGCTCCCTATAACTTAATAATGTGTTGTATGGTTAAGAAGTGGATATTCCCTTTATTGATTGGGGTTTGTTTAATCAATACGTCTATGGCACAAGAAAATCCGATTTTATTATTCCCAAAAGGGGCGCCGGGAGAAACTATTAAATTAATAGAGAAAGCTGATACGGACGGTGGAAAAACCGGTGGTGAGAGTATTTTGCGTATTACGAATGTAAGTGAGCCAACGATTACTATATATCATGCTCCGGATGAAGTGGCCTCGGGTGCCGCTATGATTGTCTGTCCCGGTGGTGGTTACAATATTTTAGCTTATGATTTGGAAGGTGATGAAGTCTGTGAATGGCTTAATAATCTTGGAATAACTGCGGTCTTACTTAAATACCGGGTTCCAAGACGAGAAGGACTGGAAAAACACGAAGCTCCTTTGCAAGATGTACAGCGTGCGATTGGTTATGTTCGAGCGAACGCTGAGAACTTGAATATAGATCCAAAGCGGATCGGTGTGATGGGATTCTCGGCTGGTGGCCATTTGGCTGCCATGGTTAGCAATAATTTTTTGAAACGTACTTATCCGGCTATTGATGCTACGGATAAAGTAAGTTGTCGTCCGGATTATTGTTTATTGGTTTATCCTGCTTATTTAGATGGAGAGAACTTCCAATTGGCACCAGAGTTAAAGGTTTCATCTGCCACACCTCCAACCTTGTTAATTCAAGCGGAAGATGATAAATCTTATATTAACAGTAGTATTTTCTATTATTATGCCTTAAAGGAAGCTGGTGTTCCGGTATGGATGCATTTATATAGTCAAGGTGGCCATGGATACGGGTTACGAGATACGGGAGCGTCTGTAAATGAATGGCCGGATCGGGCTGAAGATTGGTTTCGTGAGATCGGTCTAATCGAATAGAACTCCAGATATCTTTTCTGGAGACTTGCGGAGTAGATTCTAAAATCGATTGCGCAATTTATTTATTACTAGTTTATTATTGATGGTAAACGTAGTAAAAGCGTAGTCTAGGAAAGCGTGTTCTATAGCATATCGTATCTTTGAAGTAGTGAGTTTATTGCTGTTTTCTGTTATTCGGGCTTTTTTTGAAGTAAAAAAGCTAAGTTATGAAATTCCTTAAAAGTTCAGTTTTATTTATTTCAATGGCATGTATAGTGCCTGTTTGTTCGATAGCGAGAGAAAAAAGTGAGAGAATCACAAGAGCTGAGATTGAACAGAAAAGTGCGGATGAATTTATAAATGGTCTGATGAGTCGAATGACCGTTGATGAGAAAATTGGCCAATTGAATCTTCCTAGTTATGGAAACGTAATGCCAAATCCTAAAAAGAGTGAGATAGCCAGTCGTATTGTACGAGGAGAGGTTGGTGGTATATTTAATATATTCGGTGTCGATGCGATCCGGCAGTTACAAGAAGTCGCGGTTAAAGAAAGTCGGTTGGGGATTCCTATAATTGTTGGCGCTGATATTTGTAATGGTTATAAAACTGTTTTTCCCATTCCTCTAGGTCTTTCGTGTAGTTGGAAACCGGAGAATATAGAAGAGGTCGCTCGAATTTCCGCAAAGGAAGTTGGTGCTGATGGTATCTGTTGGACATATAGCCCGATGGTCGATATATCTCATGATGCCCGGTGGGGACGAGTAAAGGAAGGAGCGGGCGAGGATCCGTTTCTTGGAGGTATAATGGCTCAAGCATGGGTGCGTGGTTATCAAGGCAATGATTTATCGGCTGATACGACTCTTATGGCATGTGTAAAGCATTATGCGCTTTATGGAGCGGCCGAGGCTGGTCGGGATTATAATACGGTAGATATGAGCCGTGTGACTGCCATGAATTATTACATGCGTCCTTATCAGGCTGCTGTAGAAGCAGGAGTAGGAAGTATCATGACTTCATTCAACGAATTTGAAAGTATCCCCGCGACCGGAAATACTTGGCTTCTTAATGACGTGTTGCGTAAACAATGGGGATTTAACGGCTTTGTCGTGTCTGATTTTACGGCAATAGCGGAGATGGTAAACCATGGAATAGGTAATAGTCAGGAAGTCGGAGTCAAGGCGCTAAAGGCGGGTGTCGATATGGATATGATAGCGGACTGTTATCATGCCGTATTAAAGAAATCATTGGAAGAAGGGAAAATAACAGAGGCTAAGATTGACTCTGCTTGCCGGAGAATACTAATCGCAAAATACCAATTGGGATTGTTCCATGATCCATATAAATATTGTAATCCGAAAAGAGCCGCCAAAGAGTTCTTGTCGGTAAATAACGTATCTGCGGCCCGTCGTATTGCGGCGGAGTCTTTCGTGTTACTTAAAAATGATAATAATCTGCTTCCACTTAAAGGATGTCGTAAGGTCGCTGTGGTCGGTCCTTTAGCGGATAGCAAGGCGAATATGGCTGGATCGTGGAAATATGATGAGCAGACTAAATCTTATCATGGATTGGTAGAGGATTTACAGGAATCTTTGGGAAATGGAGTAGAGGTTGTTTTTGCAAAAGGCAGCAATCTAGTCGATGATTCCGTCTATGAAGCAAACTTTACGGATCAAAATCGTTCAACCCGGGATGATAGAAGCGATGAACAATTAATCGCCGAGGCCCTAAAAGTGGCGGAAGGCGCTGATGTGATTATCGCTGCTTTGGGTGAATCGATAGATATGAGTGGAGAAGGCGCTAGTAGAGCCATCCTTGAAATGCCGCAAACGCAGAAAAAATTACTGGATGCTATCCAAAAGACAGGAAAGCCGATCGTAATGGTACTTTTTACCGGAAGACCTTTGGCATTACAATCCGAGGAAAAGCAGGTGAATGCGATCTTGAACGTATGGTTCGGTGGTACGGAAGCAGGAGCGGCTATTGCCGATGTCTTGACCGGAAAGGTTTCTCCGACGGGGAAGTTAACCATGTCTTTTCCTCGTGTAACAGGCCAATGTCCGATCTATTACAATCATAAGATGACAGGACGTCCTATGTCTCCCGATGCTTGGTACACTCGTTATGTCTCCAATTATATAGATGTGTTGAATGAGCCTCTTTATCCATTTGGTTACGGTTTGAGTTATACGACTTATACGTATGGAGATGTATCTTTGAATACGAATTCTATGGATGCAAATGGAAAAATTCAAGCATCCGTGATTGTTACCAATACCGGAGCTCAGGATGGAGAGGAAATCGTACAGCTTTATTTACGTGATATCGTACGCAGCATAACCCCTCCGGTCCAAGAATTGAAAGGATTCAAGCGAGTTGCGTTAAAAGCGGGAGAAAGCAAGAAAGTAACCTTTGATATTGATGTGGATATGTTGAAATTTTACGATTCAACCTTAGATTATGTCGCTGAGCCGGGTGAGTTTCAGGTAATGATCGGTGGAAATAGTAAAGAGGTGAAAACAGCTTCGTTTACATTAAAATAATCCTAATCGTAAGGAATCAGTTATGGGGCTTTGCTAAATTCGAAATTATATGTATCTTTGCCAAAAGAAATATTACAAAACCATGGGGATGACCGGTTTTGACAGCGGGTAGAAGTGGTTTGTAAGCATGTAGTGCGTGGTTGGCTTGCACTTAAATCTCAGACAACGAACAATTAACTGGCGAAAATAATTACGCTCTCGCTGCTTAATCGAAGTATAGTAGATTCAAGCTTAATCCCTGCAAAAGTTGCGGGGACGTGACATCACCCGGATGCTGTGGCTCCGAAGCGTTCCGATCAGGTGGTGCAGCAATATCGGAGATAGTTTGAGATAAGCCTCGGGTCTCAGGCGAAACTTTAGAGGATAAGGGATGAGTGGGTGGCTTCGGTCTTGCTCTTCCCCGACAATGAAGGCGAAGATAAACATGTAGAAAGCAAATTAATTCCTCGTTTGGACGAGAGTTCGAATCTCTCCATCTCCACAATAGCCTTGGTAATCTGCTGATTGTCAAGGCTATTTTTATTGCTACACGTAAAAATACACGTAAAAGGCGTTTTTTTATAGGATTTTTGATGTCTTAATTCTCCATCGTGACAAATATAACGTTTTTCCTTCTCAACTCCCAATTATGATCAATAACATATTTTATGGATACAGTGTAGCCGTCATGTATATTATTCATTATATTTGCGGGACAGGTGCGTAACTTAAAGTTACGAAAATATGTTTTCAAATATTTTTGAGCTCAAATCCATTCGTGAGCAAAAGTACAGACTCTCTGAGCGTGAATCGGAGATCGCTAAACCTGTGTTAACCGACTTGGGTATGATCGATACCCTATATGAGTGGTTCAAGGAGATAGCCCTCGGAGGAAAGCCAATCCCTAAAGGGAATGTACCGCAAAGGAAAAAATTCATATTCATAATATTATATCTTTATTCTCCTATGACCTTGGCTGGCGGTAAGATGAAGGCTGGGTTGAGGGAAAAACTAGGGAACGTGCTAGGGATTAAGGAGAAGACAGTCGTTTCCAACAATATCAATGGCATAGTTTTTTCTTATCAATTGTATAAGTACTTTAGGCAAGATATAGAGCGTATTTTCTCTGAGATATCGGTTCGGCTGGGTAAGACCAAATAAATTTTGTGGTTTTTTAGGGGTAATTCGTGACAACAGGTAGAATGTCACGAATCGCCCTTTCTTTATTTATGACCATAAATATCGATGACATAACTTTGGTCTTGATCTTTATTCAAGGCAAAGATATGAAATTGACAATCAAGCAAGAGAAGTTCTGTAATTATTACTTGGAATCAGGCAATGCTTCCGAGGCGTATAGGCGTGCTTATTCTTGCGAGAATATGAGACCCGAGACTATTAATATAAGGGCTTGCGAGCTTCTAGCCAACGGTAAGATAGCGGTAAGGGTAAAAGAGTTGCAAGCTGATTTACAAAGAAGATCGGATATAACCAAAGACGAGGCTATTGATATCCTTAAGAATATCGCACGGGCCAATGTCGTGGATATGTTGCAAATCAAGAGGGGAAAGAACTATGTGATCTTCTTGATAAAAGATTTGTCTAAACTGCCTTTGTCTTTCCAATTAGCTATCCAATCGGTCAAAAGTACGGATAAGGGCTTTGAGGTAAAGATGTATTCCAAGATAGACGCTTTGGATCGCCTTTCTAAGATGATGGGATGGGATGCTCCTGTAAAATCGGAGGTCAATATAGATGGCGAGGATAAATCCATAACTATTCAGGTTATTGACAAGAGGGAGGACGTTATCAATGGTGATACAGACGACTAGGATATATACGGAGGTACAGGGCGCTTTGGATAGCGGTTATAAGATTATATCCGCTCAAGGATCTTCAAGGAGCAGTAAAACTTATAACATATTGATATTCCTTATAGCGTATATCCTTCATAACCCTAAGCTGTCTCTATCTATCGTGAGGAAGACATTGCCGGCGCTGAAGGGATCTGTCTTCCGGGATTTCAAGGAAATCATGATCGATAAGTTCCGTATATGGGATAATAGGTGCATGAACAAGTCGGAGATGGTTTACTCGTTCCCAAATGGATCATTCGTGGAGTTCTTTTCCACGGATGATGAGCAGAAGATAAGAGGAAGGAAACGTGATATACTTTATTGTAACGAGGGAAATGAGATATCTTATCTTGAGTGGCAGCAACTGGTGATGCGTACCACTCTTTTCTCTGTCATTGATTATAACCCGTCGTTCAGTGACGAGCACTGGATTTGCGATCTAAACAATGACCCTAGGACGTATCATTTTATATCCACTTATAAGGACAATCCTTTTTTAGAGCAAACAATCATCGATGAGATAGAGTCATTGAAGAATAAGAATAAGGTGCTTTGGGCGGTTTATGGGTTAGGGCAGCGGGCGATGGCCGAAGGGTTGGTGTTCCCTGATTTCGAGATCGTGGACGAGTTCCCTTCCTATGCCAAGCATGTGGCGTTAGGGCTTGACTTTGGATATAGCTATGACCCTACCGCTATAGTTAGATGCGGATTGGTTGATGATAGGTTATATCTTGACGAGAAATGTTACCGTACCCATATGTTAACCAAGGAGATTATTAAGGTATTGAAAGACCTTGGCTTGGTGGTTTACGCTGACAGCGCCGATCCAAGGCTTATACAAGAAATATCAAATGCGGGGATAATCATATACCCTGCGGACAAGTACAAGGGATCTGTTATGGGAGGTATTATCAAGATGATGGAGTATAAGATTTGTGTCACCAAGAGATCTTTAAACTTGATAAAAGAGCTTAGGAACTATGTATACGCCCAAAACAAGGACGGTAAATTTATCAATGAGCCTATTGACGGGTATAACCATCTTATCGACGGGGCACGTTATTGGACGATAGGCAAGCTTCTAGGAAAAGTATTAACAACAAGACTGTACTCGAAGGAGGAGTTAGGATTTTAACATGAATTACATAGACGCTATATTTCAGGTTTTCCAAAACAAGATATTGAACTCGTTGGGAGTGGAGAGGGACTTTGTCAGCCTTATCAAGGATAGGGATATAAGCCGGGCCATGTCAATGATGCAATGCCGGGACAGGGATGTTTCCCAAGCGATCTTGGAGTATAACCCGGAATCCCATGAGGTTAATAAACGTCCTAATAAGCACAGGAAAAATCAAGAACCGTATATTACGGAGAAATTGCCAAGAGGAAGGCAAGCGTATATAAATGAGGTCGAGTTGTTTTTTCTCCTCGGGCAGCCTATCTTGTGGAAAGCTGTATCGGATGATACGGATAAGGCTTTCAGGGCATTCGGTGATTTTCTCCGTGATACTCGATTCAACACGACAATCCGGGAGGCCAAGCGTTTGGCTGGGGCGGAGACGGAGAGCGCTAAGGTTTATCATATATACAAGGAAAATGGTATGCCCCAAGTAAAGGTTAAGGTTATATCCAAATCAAAAGGATATACATTGCGGCCTTTATTTGATCAATGGGATAACATGATAGCTTTTGGTTATGGATATACGTTGCTTGAGGGCGATAAGTCCGTAGAGCATTTTGATATAGAGACCCCGGAATACATCTATAGATGCAAGAGAGCGGATATCGGATGGGATGTTACGCCATTGCCTAATCCTTCGGGTAAAATAAATGTTATCTACTATCGTCAAAACAAGGCATGGTATGGGGTTCAAAAGCGTATAGACAGAGAGGAGGCGGTTGATAGCAAGGCGGCGGATTCCAATAATTATTTCTCCGATCCAAAATTGAAATTAACCGCTGATGTCATTCAGAGCATAGTAGGGGGAGGATCTAATATGGTAGGAGAGGTTATCACCATGTCCGATAAGGACAAAAGCGCTGCCGAGTACCTAGTTCCGCCCGATTATTCCACGATGAAAGAGGCGGAGAAAAAAGACCTGTCATCAAGCATACTATTCGATACGTTCACCCCGGATTTCAGTTACGAGAACATGAAGGGGCTTGGGACATTATCCGGGGAGGCATTGAAAAGGGCCTTGGCCCTTGGATACATGAAAAGGGATAACTTGAAAGAGATATATGATATATTAATAGACCGAGAGAAGAATCTTATATTGGCTATCATGATGAACGTAACTCATATCGGCATGAGAGAGGAGTTAGGCAGGCTCGACCTGCAACATGAGTTCTCCGAGCCTTTCGCCGAGGATAAGGATAAGAGAATAGATATGATAGCGAAACTCTATGAGTCAGGATTGGTGTCCCTTCAAACGGCGGTAGATATGCTGTCCTTGACTGATAAGCCGGAGGAGGAGATTCGACGGATATTAGAGGATAAGCGGGAAAAGACGCAAGATAATAGAAAAGAGAAGATTGAAAATTCCAAAAGCCCGGATGATTCCGATCGAAATTAAAGGTCTTACGGAATTATTTAAATAAAAAATACTGTTAAATGGTATATAAAGGCATATTTATTCACAAAATTGAATTTTAAATATTATGGTAAAGGATGTAATGTTCCGAAAGGAAGGAGATAAGTATATATCGGATTCTATATCGCTCGAATCAAGCGATATAGTTCTACATGTAGAACTTAAAGATAATGGTAATATTGTCTTAGAGAGAAGTATTACTGGTGATAATTGGGTAGTTGCAGCTTATCTAGCTCGAAATGTCAAGCTGTATGAGAATGGGGTAGTAGGTAAATCTGGACAGATAGTAAGGATCGTGTCGACAATAGAAATCTCTAAAATATCGATACTGCAATGATAGCTCTAAACGACATCAATTTATCCAAGATCGATCTCTCGGGCATAGACTTGCGAGGGATAAAGCTGGGGCTTGGAGGGCGTGGCGGTTCCGGCGATGATTCCCAGCGCCCTTGGCTCTTCCCCGACCATGCATGGACAGTGACCGGCAAGACCAACGAGGATAGTGATCGTGCTACTATCGCCAATATTACAGGCAATGGTAATGATCTTGTACTGTCTAATTTTGGGTTTGCAGAAGGGAGTGGGTATGGATTGTATGGTGAGAATTATAATGATGATAGATGGATTAAATCTACTGATAGGGCAGATATAACTTGGATGAGTTATTCTGTAAATGTGACTTCAGTTAAGATTGCGATTACACAGTTATATTATCAATCCCGTAGTGAACAACCATCTTTTACAGTTTCTTCTTATAAGATAAAAGTTTATGGACTGAAAGATGGTCAAACTCTATCATATAGACAAGCAACTCCTGAAGGAGTACAGATGTACAAAATATCAGAAGATGGAATTTATACATTACCGTCTTTTTTATTTAAAGCAAATGGGGATTGGTATGGGTTTATATTAAATAAAATACAAGAATCCTGTGACATCACCATCGAGCAAATCCCTGAATACGAAGGCTATCTGATTACTGATGGGGTGGATGATAAGGTTGTTTCGTCGGATTTTGTAATGGATAAGGAATTTACGATTGTTGGTGAGTGGAAGCTGGTGGCTGACGGGATGGAGTCTGCGGGTATCATAAAACCTTCTTCTTTATTTGTGTTTAACAAAGATAATGGATTGATAATATACATAAATAACACAAGTAAAGGACAAGTTTTAAATACTAAATCTTTAAAGGCTATTTGTTCAGATGGACGTGTATATTCTGATGATTGGTCTGAAATGCTAGTTAGTGAAGAACAACCTATCGCAAGTAGTAATAAGTACTTAATGATTGGTAGTAATGGAAACCACTTTACTAAAATCGCCTTAAAGAATTTAGCCATTTACAACCATATCCTCTCCAAAGACGACTGTATCAAAGCATATGATTATTTACAAACATTAAAAGCAAAATGATATGAGGTACGCTATAGTGGATTTATTATGGGCTAAATCTCACGGAATCGAGATATTGCCCGAAATGAGAACGAGTGTGGATCAAAGCAAGGTAGTCTTGCATGAGGAGTATCTATCTCCCTTTGCCGAGGAGGACTTCCCTCGCTATAGTTTTAGCGACCCGTCTTTCATAGAGCTATTGAATAGCGACGAATGGACTTATCCGGAAGAAGAGCAGCCCGTAATCAATAGGCAACTCAGCAGGTTGTTGGCATTGGACGAACTGGACAAGGAGGCTACCGAGGAGATAAACACGTATAACCTTACCCCGTCGGAAGCCTTACAGGTCAAGGATCGATACCCGGAATGGGAAGCCGGGATAAATGTCAAAGCCGGTGAGCGATACCGGGTCGAGGACATCCTGTGGGAATGTATCAAAGACCATATCACGCAAGATAACTGGAAGCCGGGTACGGCGACCCTAAGCCTGTGGAAAAGAGTAGACGCGGAAGGACACGCCGGCACTATGGAAGATCCTATTCCATATACACAAAATATGGCGCTTGAATTCAACAAGTACTACACGCAGGATGGCGTATTGTATCTCTGCATACAAGCTATGACACCCGGACCGTTCGATTTAAAGGATGTACCGGCGCATGCGCAGCCTATCAAGCAATAGGCACGAATGGTTTAATATTATTGTTTTTGTGACAATCGGTCTATTGTCATGTATATAGCCTGTTTTTATTTTATTACAAGCTTATGTATCAATACTTTTATGCGAAAAATAAAAGTGATAGCATGAAAGAGAAGATTTTCCAGCAGTTAAAACAGAAGTACTCAAATCTTGGGTTAACGGAGGATGTTTTGAGGTCCGTGGCAGAATCATTGGGGTCCACTGGCCTGATTACGGACGATAATCTTGAAACTGCGGTAGCAGGGCAAGAATCAATGTTGAAATCTTACCAGAGTTCCTTGGATAAGGTGCGAACCGAATGCGCAAATTACAAGAAGGAATTAGAGGAGTTGAGAGGCAAGGGGGGCGGCCAGCAACAGCAACCAGATAAAAACGAGGAGCCGGATTGGTTCAAGAAGTATCGTGAGGAGCAGGACGAGAAAATCCGGCTCTTGACCTCCGAGAATGATAAAGCTAAGGAGGAGAAAGCACGTGCTGAAAGACACAATCTGATCCTTGACAAGGCCAAGAGCCTTAAGATCTCAAAGGAACGGATAGAGGAGGGCTTCGCTATAACGGACGATATGGACGATAATGCGATTGATACTTATCTGTCCAAGGTGAGACAAAATGAGGTCGCAAAGGGATTAGAGGAAAAAGGTTCGGCGTTCTCTGTCTCTACGTCCAAGGAAAAGAGCAAGGAGCTCGCTAAGGATTGGGCCAAATCATTGCCGGACGCTAATTAAAGTAAAAGATTATGGGTATCGAATTTAACAAAACAAAGATTAAAGGATCGTTCCCCGTCTTTTGGCGCGGGAAATGCACAGTCCTTCCCGGAGATTTCAAATTAACCACTGAGTTGGCGGAAGGGACAATCGTGCGAAAGGGCACTCCTATCAAGCTGGACTTTGATCGCATGGAGTGCAAGATCTGTAAGGCCGTTAAGGTATTAGCCGGAGGAACGACCACTAAGCCACGTATAGGGAAAGATAGCTTTGTCGCCAAGGGAGATTCTATTGGTGGGCAGAACGTGAGTTCCGTAGATTCAAGCAACTCTGATTATGACGTGGTTACATTGGCTGCCGATGTAGAGTCTGCTACAGAAGGGGCGATTCTTGCCGTGGGAACGGATGAGCCTGACGCTGTGGTTGAGACAACGTTTGTCTATACGAAGAATATGTCTTTCCAGACGGTATCGGCGGGATATGAGGTCCTTATCCTTAAGGATGTGGCTTATCCAGTCCCTTCCTCATGGTTGACGGGATTCAGCATGAAGAATAATCCCACTATTAAGTATATTAGACAGTAAGGAGGTGAACGATGGATGTTTATAGTTCTATTTTTGGCGAACTGACAAAAGAGGTTCAGATTCGTATTGACGCTGCCACGGAGCTTCGCAAGCGCTTGTTTGACCAGAATATCTACGAGCGTTATCTTGATTGGGATGTCCCGACTATCGGCCTTAATTTTGAGGAGCTGATCGGGCAATATAACTTGAGCGTTGCGGCGGCTACCCTTGATTCCAAGGGAAAGGAACCGATCTTGGGTACGGAGGGGCTTGAGACCTTGAAGCAAAAGGTCCTTACCCACCAGATGAGTTACTCAATGCCGATCGAGGAGTATCGCAAGGTCTTGCAGATCCTAGACTCTAGGATGTTGACGGATGACCAGAAGACACAGCAGCTCATTAATCTGATGTGGAATAACGTGTCTACCGTTGTCAAATCCGTGCAATCTAAGCTAGATATTATTTTCTTGGGTGCCTTGTCCAACAAGGGGGTATTTACCTTTAATGCCAATAATAACCCTGAAGGAGGGGTACGTGGTATTATTGATTACAAGATGCCGCCCGAGAATATCGCTAGCGTTACCCTTGACTGGACGGATACCAATAAGAACAACGTCGATCCTTTCGAGGATATCCAAGGTGTCGTGGATGCGGCCCAAGACAAGGTAACGTTTGATAAGATATTGATGTCTCCGGCCAGATTGTCTTATTTGCTTAAGAGCAGGAAGATGAAACAGGTCATTTTTGGGACCGACAAATCCGGCACTCCTCTTTTGATGTCCGGTTTGAATGAGTTCCTACGCTCTAATGACCTTCCTGTCATAGAGACAGTGAGACGTATCACCCGTATCCAAGACAACGGCAAGCTATCCGAGTACAAGCCTTGGAACGACAAGAATATCGTCTTTGTCCCGGCAGGTAAATTAGGTGTCATCAAGAACGCTTACGCCGATAATGAGTTGAGACAGGAACCGGGCGTTACTTACTCTAATTATGGCCGGATTCGTATCTCTCAATGGGGCAAGGGTGAGACGGACAATTCCAATGGCGTAGAGTTTACCAAGGCTCAATCGCTATCCTTGCCGGTCCTTACCGAGATTAATGGCATTTACTCATTGACGGTGGAGGCATGACGATAAGAGACTACATAGGGCAGAAATTCTCGGCTTATGGAGATCTATCCGAGGCGGATATGCTGGATTTCAGTATCAAATCGGGGCTATCCCCGGACGATGAGATGTCTAGTGAATCCATAGGCAAGATAGAGACAGGGATGATAGAGATCATCCCGTCGCTGCTATTGCGCCCTGATAGCGTCAATGAGAGCGGCTTCTCTGTCTCTTGGGACAAGGACGGCCTCCGGCGGTATTATTTGTTCCTGTGCGAACGGAACGGTGTTAGCCCGGATGTGTCTTCCGGTCTTGGGGTAGTCTCATCTTATACGGATTATTGATATGTATTACGCTCCTCACATATTAGAACGAAAGGTTGTCAAGGAATATGATCACGATGACAATGGCAATCCTGTTCCCGGGACTGGTGGTGAGTTATGGGAGAGACTGGGACGATGTAAATGCTATGATAAGAGCGCCGATCGGGTATATACGGTAAATGGCGTAGCCTTTGATTACAAATATCGTGTCGTGACAGATAAGATCAAGATTGATGCCGGGGATATCGTGAGAGTATTGAACCAAGATGGTAGTATCCGTGGTAGTGGCGTTGTTATCAACCCGATGCTCACGGATTATCTAAATTACGGGCAAATATGGCTGGAATAATAAAGTTAAGTTATGATTTGTCCGATGTGGATGATTTCATCTTGGAGATCTATCGTGAGGTGTTTGCCTTTCTTGCCCAACTAGGGCAATCCGCTTATGAGACCGCCGTTCAAGAAGGTAAATATAACAATATTACCGGAAACTTGAGGAGTTCATTGGGATATGTCATATCAATGGACGGTAAGATCGTAAAGGAAGGCGGGTTTAAGAGGATAGATGGACGTGGGGAAAATTATGAGAAGGTTTTTTTCACGACCAGATCCCAAAAGACGGTCCAGTTCTGGGCTAAAGGAAAGTCCGGGGATGGAAGCGAGGGGAGCAGGCAAGGGCTTAGTTACGCTAGGGATCTGGCTTCTAAGCATACAAAGGGAGTGACATTGATTGTCGTGGCGGGAATGGATTACGCTAGCTATGTGAATGATATCCATAAGCTAAACGTGATAGATACTGCCGAGGCTAAAGTAATAGCTATGTTACAATGATAGTAAGCACGGACATACAGACAATCTTATATAAGAAAGCCTTGGAACTTGGTGTTACCGGGGTGTACAAGGAGGATGATACGCCTACAGGTAAGCTTGAGGAGGAGAGGGTTACCGTACACTCGAATTCCTCGGAGCCGGGAATTACATGGAAGGTGGGATTCGTTCATGTCAATATAGCCGTCCCTGATCTGGACGAGAAAGGAACGCCTGATTTGGACAGGATGAATAAGCTGGAACGTATGTCCATGGAGGTGTTCAAGGACACCTCGGTGTTTGATGGCACTCCTTATACCTACGAGGTAGACACTACTAGAATTGAGGTTAACAGGGATCTTAAATGTCACTACGTTAATGTGAGAGTATTATTTAAAGTTTTAAATGTAATAGTATTGTAATATGGGAAGAACAATTTCTGCTATAGGCGTAAAAAGGATACTTTATGGGGAGCCTCTGGTTGCTGCACCCACATACGAGAGCTTGGAGACGTTATTTACGGCTTTCAAGGATGTTCAAATCGTCCATCAAGGGACTTATGAATATACCGAGGAGGACGGTACGTTAACAGAATTCAAGGATGAGTTGACCGGCCAGACATATCGGTCATCGTTTGAGGCAGGATCACAGAGCTTGAATTGGGTGATCGGGGCATATGACTTCGCTACCAAGGCCGAGCTTATGGGCGGTAAACCCTTGGATACGGATAAGGGATGGGAACGTGGCAACGCCGGCGAGCAACGATATAAATGTATCGTCGCTATTACCAATGATGACGTGGCTATCATTTTCCCTAAGGCGAATCTTGTGGGTCGTGGGGCTTCCACGGATGGGGCCGTTGGTTTGTCGATGTCCGCCACCCCGCTGAAATCATCCACGACAATAGCTTCAGAGTATTGGTTTGACGTGGAAGGAAAATCCTTGAAGGATTGAATGTAATATGTCTTATAGGCACGGGGACGGCGGTATTTTCCGTTCGTCCCCGTTTTTGTTTAATTCTAATTTTTTACGTGACATGAACAAGGGTGCTAGTTTAGTGGCTGACGCTGTCTTAGGTGAGGATTTCAAGGTCGTGGTCCTAGGGGGGAAGGCGTATAAGGTAAGTCCTCCTACAATAGCGACGATTTGCAAAGGTATACAATACCTATCTCTTATTGATAAGACAACATCGGGCAAGGAGGATCTTGAAAAGGTGAGGAACGAACTGGAAAATATACTAAAGGGTTTGTCAGTGTTTGTTTTGGGGAGCGCCGATAGATATGAGGAGATCGAGGGGGCGACCCTTCATGAGCTAAGGGAGGCGTTGGAGACTGTCGTTAAATTCATATCCGCAGAGGATTTTTTCGTCTGTGCCGCCTTAGCCGAGAGCGTGGCAAGAATGGCGGCGACACCAAAGTGACAGGTAATGAGACCATGCTAGGGCAAGTGGCCACATTCATGGAATCGTTAAGATTGTCTTATGAGGACGTGGTTTATAAAATACCTTATCGAAACCTTCTGATCATGCAGAAGGATATATTGCATAGCGTTACCGGTGATTTGATCGTGGAGAGAACCGGGCGTGATTTGTTGAACCGAAAGGGAAAGGAGGGTGATTAATGGCAAAACTAAATTTCGAGGTCGATGCCGATCTACAGAAACTTATAAATCTTCGAAAGGAGGTGGAGGAGTTGAAATCCGCCTTGAAGGATTTCGATGTATCTACAGATACCAAGGGATTTGACGATTTAAACCGGAAATACGAGGAGGCGACACGGAAACTAAAGGACTATGAGCAGCAGATGCAGAATTATCAAAGGGTAATAGAGCAGCTTAAGGTCTCTAATGGTATTATTGATGGGGCTCGTCAGATAACAGAAGAATTGAATAACGCTACCGATGTGTTTGTCGAGCAACAACTAAAGGTTAAAGGCCTAAGTGACGAGATCAAAAAACTCAATAAGTCTTACTTGTCTCTCTCGGATGCGGATAAAAATTCCCAGAAGGGATCTAATATATTAACCGACCTGAAGGAGAAGACCCGGCAGCACGCTTTAGAGAACGAGGCCCTGAAGAGGCTAAGGAAGGAATATTCGGACAATATCAAGATCGAGGGAGCCGCCTCGGATTCCCTTGTAGCGTTGAGAAAGCAATTGTCGTTGCTTAATGCCGAGTATGACCGCCTTTCCGCTACGGATAGGAAAGCGACCGTAGGGACTAACCTGCAAAAACAGATACAGGCCTTGAATACGGAGATTAGTTCGGCGGAGCAAGCTACCGGACGATATCAACGGAACGTCGGCAATTACGCCAGTAGTTGGAACGGATTGAGCGTGTCGGTTCAACAGGTCGCAAGGGAGTTGCCTTCCCTTGCTGTTGGCTGGAATACATTCTTTTTGGCTATATCCAATAACTTGCCGATGCTTGCCGATGAGCTGAAGAAAGCCGCTGCGGAGTATAAGGCGTTCAAGATGGCTGTAGCGGCAGGAAATAATGACGTGGCAAAAGTGGCTCCAGTCTGGAAGCAGTTGATAACATCTATTTTCAGTTGGCAAACGGCCTTGGTTGCGGCGATAACGCTTTTATCTGTCTATGGGAAGGATATTATCGAATGGACGAAAAAATTATTTGGAGCAGGCGAGGCTATAAAAAATACAAAGCAGCTACAAGATGAGCTAAACCAATCTTTTTCTAAAAATTCCGGAGAATTAAGCAAGTTGATTATTCAGTTTAAGTCATATCAAAGACAGTGGAAAGAACTTGCCGGTAATTTGCAGGAACAGCAGAAATTTATTGAGAAGAATAAAGATGCGTTTGATTCGATGGGGGTTTCGATTAAGTCTGTAAGAGATGCTGAGAATTTGTTTGTGGATAATACAGATAATTTCATAAACTCATTGAAATTGCGTGCTCAAGCTACTGCTGCTCAAGATTTAGCTGCCGAAGAATATAAAAAGGCTATCCAAAAAGAAATAGAGGCAGATAAAATTAGAGAAAAAGCAAGCGAAACTCGTAAAAAACAGGAAATTGACGCAACTGGAGTTATACAAGATACTCGTTTTGGTAATATAAAATCTCATCAACAATTAGTAGAAGATAGGGCAAAAAGTTTTGATCATGAAGCGGAAGCTGTAGATAGAGATGCGCAAGCCTTGAAGCGGAATGCGGACGCTTATTTTGAACTTGGTAAGGCAAAAGAACAGGCGGCTGATGATCTTCTTTCTAGTTCAGGCATTGAAAAGTACGATAAATACGAAGAAGATAGACTTAAAAAAGCTCAACAGGAAGCAGAAAGACAAAAGAAAGAGGCTGAAAAACAAAAAGAAATACAAGAGCGTGTTAATCAGCAATTACTTGATCTTCAAAATAAGAACCAGCAATCTAGGATAAATCTTATGGAAGAAGGCTCCGATAAGCGTATCGCCCAAATAGAATATGATTACGATCGTGAAATAGAGGCTATCCGTAAGAGGGAGAAAGAGTGGCGTGAGGCTCAAGGGGGAAAACTCACGCAAGAACAAACGGTTGAAATAAAAACAGCCATTACGCAGGCTCAGGCTACCCGTATGCGGTCCACGCAAGAAGTAGAGAACGAGCAGATCGAGGCTCAACGTAAAGCCATGAATGATTATCTTAAGGAATATGGCACTTATCAAGACAAAAAAATGGCACTCGCCGCCGAATACGGGCAAAAAATAGCGTTTGCCGAGACCGAGGGGGAGAAATTGATACTCGGGAAGGAATGGGATAAGCAGCTTTCCGACCTTGAGATAAAAAGTGGCAATACCGCCAATGCCATAATCGCTCTTTTTGGAGACATGAAGGACAAGACTCTAAAGGAGTTGATAGAGATATCCACCAAGGGAAAGGAGGCCTTGGAGTTTCTTAAGTCCGGAGAATGGGATGAATCAAAAGGCAAGGGATTAGGCATAACGCAGGAACAATTCGATCTTTGGTCTGATATGCCTGAAATAATGGATAGGGCAGGGAAAAGCGTTGAGAGCACCAACGAGAAGGTCGATGAGTTGCGACCCGCTTTTGACAAGGTGACAGAAGGAGTGCGGCGATTCTTTGCCGCTGGTGACGACCCCAAAAAACTGACGGAATCATTACATCTCATTAATGAGGGTGTAAATGAAGTTATGACCTCTGTTCAATTCTTGTCAAATACCTTTGGAAAACTTGGTGATTCGTTCGGAGGTGCTTTTAATGACATAGCGGAAGGTTTAAATATGGCAATGGACGCTGTAAATTCCGCTATGCAGGGTGCGCAAGCGGGTGCGATGTTTGGCCCTATAGGGGCATCCGCTGGTGCTGCTATTGGGGTAGTGACCTCTCTAGCGTCCTCTATCGCTAAGATCCATGACAAAAAGAACGAGAAACGTATACAGAGATTACAAGACCAGATCGATGTGTTGGATGCCTCGTATGAGAAACTAGGCCGTTCCATAGAAAAGGCTTATTCTACAAGTGCGGCAAAACTGATCAACCAACAAGACGAGCTCCTTAAACAACAGAAGTTGATGATTCAGCAACAAATCCTAGAGGAAAAGGATAAGAAAAAACCGGATGAAGAGCGTATAAAAGAATGGGAGAAACAATTGGATGATATAAATCTCAAACTTGAAGAGAATAAAGAAAAAGCGATAGAGGCTATAACAGGAACTGATGTCATGTCCGCTATTGACGAGTTCGCCCAAGCGTATTCGGAGGCGTGGGCTACCGGAACTGATGCGGCAGAGGCTTCGACTAAGATTGTCCAAAATTTGATCAAGACGGCTATCATTGGATTCTTGAAGGATAAATTATCCCCTTCCGTAGAGGAATTCATGAAGAAACTGGCCGATTATATGTCCGATGGCATCGTTTCGCCTTGGGAAGAAGCGGAGTTGAACAAGTTGAAGGAAAAAATGGACGCTGAGGCCCAGAAGGTCTTCGACACGTCAAGCAAGTATTTCCAAGAGGATAAAAATGATAAATATGAGCAGACCGCTACATCCGGAGGTTTCGAGAAGATGTCTCAAGATAGCGCCGATGAGTTAAATGGCCGTTTCACCGCCCTACAAATGACAGGGGAGGAGATACTGTTGTTCTTGCAAGGCTCCGAGCAATTCTTGAGCCTCTTGTATATAAAGGCCAGTATGGACGTGATATCTGTAAAGATAGCCTCGTTGTATGACGTGGCGGATGAGACTAGGACGATGATCGCCAGTATCTATATAGAGTTACAGCAGATTAATGATAATACCGCCATTAGCGCAAAATATTTGAAAGATATAAAATCTGATATAGCTGTAGTTAAAAAGAACACAGAAGGATTGGCGCCTTAAATATACCAATCCTTCTGTATATTGTTACTTATTAAATAAGTGACGCTAATATACTAAAATAGTTTGATATGGAAGTAAGAGATGTAACAAGGAAAGCTATAAAAATAGGGGCTTGCAGTGAATCTGGCAAGGCCACTGACTGGAAGAGCCTATGTTGGCTGTTTTTTTCCCCGCAAGGGCGGGAGTTTTGCGAGGAGAATAATTATCCTTCGTTGGATTTATTTAGAGGCATGGCTAAAAACATAGCTCCCTACGGGATATACGTGGATCGTGATCTGATTGAGCTTCACAACGAAACAAACGTAGGTGTGATAGGTAATACCGTGGCGTATTTGAGTTATGACGATAACACGAGGGTGCATAAGGTGATCTTGATGCACGGGGGCAAGGCCAAGATAGAGGCCGGGAACTATTCCGTGATATTGCTTGTCAATATCGGGGGATGCGAGGTGGAGATTATTAACGACGGAACGGCAAGGATATTATGTTAGGGGATCTATATATTAACGGGAATGACGCATGGGGCACGTATCGTGTCGCCATGGGAGAGGGTTTTATCCAGACCTTGCTAACCCCAGCGGGAAACAAGGATTTCATAGAGAACGAGAGCCGGTTGGAAAACGGGAAGAGGGTCGTGTTCAATAATCCCAAGGTGGCTAGCCGGGATCTTACCCTTACGTTCAACATACACGGGGATACGCAAGAGGAATATATGCTGAATTATAAGGCGTTCGTGGCTGTCCTTCAACAAGGCAAGGTCGTATTGCGTGTTCCGGATCTTGATATGACATTTACCCTTGTCCATAAGAGATCATCAAGCTTCGCCTTGGATCGGAACAGGTTGAATAGTAGGTTATCCGTTAAGTTCGAGGAACCTGACCCAACGTCAAGGGGATAAGTGAAGAGCCGTCCGGCCCTTATTGGCTAGACGGCTCTTCGTCCTATTGCGCTAAAAGATGCGTATTTAAAGATCGGAGGTCGAATCTTCCCGGCTTTGACCTCCCGTTGTTGTATACCGACACGGTCATATGTGGCTTGGGCTTGGTGCCGCTAAATCCGCAAGCCTTCTCCAGCTCGTCGATAAGCCTCTCCATTTTTAAGGATTGCCGGTTGAATCGCTCCATCGCCTTCTTGTCCCTTTGGGACGTTAAAAGCATTTCGTTTAGTATCGTGTTTATGTCTTTCATATTCAATCAATCATTAGTCTTTTATCATTTGCTTTTACTTCACAATAAGTTAAAGTTTTGGCTGTACGCCTTTATATCGTACCTCAATAATATATGTATATCAATTAGTTTTTGTCTGATCTCTCGATCAATGGAAGAATGCCGTTTCGTTTTAGCTCCTCATATAAGAACAAGCGTCCTTTCTGAGTCCATTCGGTATTAAGGCTCACGTCCGGGCTGCCGTTGGAATGAGTGTAGTTGTGAGTGGCACTATGGACATAGCCCTTACCTAAATACTCCCCGTACAATATCCATTGCCCGTTGACCTTTCGTTGTATGCGGAGATCACGCAACAAGGCGTTGAATCTTATGGCTGTCATTCCATAATCCTGCGCTATCTGGGTGACAAGAACGGTCTTCTTGCTCTGGAGGATAAAACGGGCATACTCGCTTTGATGCTGTAGTTCCACGTTCTCCGCTCTCAATCCCGTTATCTCCTTATCCTTTTGCTCTAGCCTCTTCTGCTGCTCCTCTATTCGCATCTGTTGCTGTGCGGCTAGCATTAGGGCCTCCCCGTAGGATTGAGGCACTGGGTATTGTTGTTGGAGCGAGCTATGACCTGTAGTGAGAAGCTCCTCTATTCTCTCATCTACCCATATCGAAAATTCCGTTGATAACTTCTGGGCTACTCGGAGGGCGACACGTTGATGCGCCCAAGTTCCGGGATTATTTCCGCCTCTTGTAATTATCAGTAAATCAGCCAAACTACAATTTTGTAGTTTGGAAAACTTTTCACAATAATCGCTGATTTCCTGCGAGTTAATAATATGAGTAAGATTTTTATCAGGAAAAGCTTTCGCTACCTCTGTAAGGTTTACATAAACAACGCCTTTCCGTACACGCATGGTAACATTATTACCATTATAAGAAAAGATTTTCCCCATTTCGGAGGGGTTAGCCGTACCTAATACAGCAATATTATTGCCGTTTGAGTAATTTTCATTCAACTGTAGCATAAACAATGAAAATTAAACATTAAACAAAGAAAGGCAAGAAGTACCCCACTTGCTACAGTTCTTTATTATGCCATGGGCTAAATAAAGTATGGGTACAACTTGCCTATATATTTTTACATAAGTTTCCTTATGGGTATAAAAAATCCCATAGGCATAATAAATAATAAAGAATTGTAGCACTACAAAGGTGCGAACTATTTCCAACATATGCAAATTCGAAATCATATTTTTTATTATTAATTTATTTAGTATTCAAAATTTCCGTAACTTTGAATGCGTTCATATTTGTATATATCCCCGTTAGCGGCTCAGTCACTTCCGCTTTCGGGGATTTACTTTGACTGATTGTAGCGGTCGGGGAATCGAACCCCGACAAGGCCATCCTTCTAGTCCCTTAGATCGAGACTGTTGAAGAAATCCCTTAACCGCCTTGCTTCCTTCATCCCGAATGTCATAGTGTTGCCACCAAGTTCCGAGTGAATCCATAATTCCTTGTCCCCGTCAAAGTCCATCAACTTGACCAAGACTTCCTTTTGTTCTATAGCGGAGAACTTATTCCCGCTTAATTCTGGTGTTCTCATACGCAAAGTTTATAATTAAAAAATAATCTAACAACATCCTTATTTTAAGCACAAAACAAAACGGATAGATAACGATAGATAAGGACAGATAACGGTACCTAAAATCGCATTAATTTAGAACCATTCTAAATAATGTATTTTATTAACACTCTATATCAATGTATTTCAGATAGATAAACAATAATACCATCAGATACTAAAATCATCCTATTTCTTATTATTTCATGCAATCATTTAATTATCATTGAAATAACTCCACCAAACCCTCCGGCGATATTACCGGAGGGGCATCTACTTCCGATCCTCTCCCCGTCGTTCGAGTTATCCCGCAAGCCTTACGCAAGTCATGTCGCTAATTACACTCATGAACCTATCGTAGGTCTTTTTATTCCATTCCTTGTGATCCGGCATCCAGTCATTGAATATCTCCATGTAGACCACATTGTGAAGTCTGTCCTGTACGGTGACGCATAAACCGCCCGTCTCCGGCATAACGCCTACATTTATATGTACCGGTTTCCTTCCGATCATACACTCCAACGCAATTCTTTGCACGTTCTTCAATACCTCTATCGTTTCCATATCCTTATATTATTAATGTATAGTTATCAATCACCCGAATAAACCCTGTTACCGTAAAGGCTAGCCATACCGACATGAGATAAGACAACATGCTTGCGATACTCGATGCGTCTAGCTTCTTCCTCTGCCAATCTCTTGGCTTTGGCCTCATTATTTTTTATCTCTATCTTGGCATTATCCCATGCTATAGAAAGGCACTTGCCAAAAGACCAAGAGAATTTTCGGTAAAGTCTGAATAATCTCCATGCGTCTTTCATGATCTCGCTCTTGTTGTATTTCTGTGTTGCCATTGTACTGTTTTTTTATTTTGATGATGCAAATGTAAAGCATATAACTTTACTAAACAAGCTATATGATTTAAATAATAAAGCATTTAACTTTATTTAGTAAGGCGTATTGATTTAATCATAATAAAGCATATTACTTTTGTGGTATAAACTATTATAGATATGTACAGAATAAAAGAAATCTTAGACGAAAAAGGTATTTCAGCAAAAAACTTAGCTGAAAGAATGGGCGTAACACCTCAGTATATAAGTGGTATTATAAGAGAAAAAGGTAGTGCATCTATCAGTGTACTTTCTAATATCGCTAAAGAATTGAATGTACCTTTAGCTTCTCTATTTGACGATTACAAAAGTACACCAGCAAGCAACTCTTTAAATGTAATTTGTCCTCATTGTGGCAAAGAAGTAAATATAGAACTAACCAAACCAAAAGAAAATGATTGATAGGGCTTTTTATGCTCTAAAAAATTGCATTGCAACTATAAAATAGTTACATTTGCAAAAACATTCAATATGGGAACAAAAGAAAAGTTGGTAGAACGCTTCAAGAAACAACCTAACGATTTTACGTTTGACGAGATGGAACGTCTGTTGGCTGTTTTCGGGTACGAGAAATCCAACAAGGGTAAAACGTCCGGTTCAAGGGTGATTTATCGTAATGGTGACAAACGTCCTATTATGTTGCACAAACCCCACCCCGGAAACATAATAAAAGGGTATGCCATGAAGCAAGTATTGGATGATTTAACAGAAGCAGGATATATAAAGTAAAGGAGGTTATTATGAATACATTGACTTATAAAGGTTATATCGGGTCTGTATCTTTCAGCGAAAGGGACAATGTTTTTTTCGGGAAGATAGAGGGTATTGATGGTCTTGTTAATTTTGAGGGGGAAAGCGTGCGGGAACTTACAACGGCTTTCCACGAGGCTGTAGATGATTATCTGGCGTATTGCGAGGAAGAGGGGATTGAACCGCATAAGAGCTATTCTGGCTCATTGAACGTTCGTTTATCACCGGAACTTCATAGTAGAGTGGCTGTTCTGGCAAAGCAAGCAGGCGTTTCTATTAACGCTTTCATAAAAAAAGCCGTGGAAAAGCAAGTTGCTGTAATGTTGTGAATTATAGAGTTATGAAAATTATATGTTGTAAAATATAAATTTTACCCTCCCCTATTTGCATATATTAACAAACAGCTTTATATTTGCAGCAATTTACTAATCATTAAAAAACGTTTTTAAAATGAAGAAGCTTTTGTTTATTATGGCAATGATGTTGCCGTTGTTTACCTTTATTGGATGTTCGGATGATGATGAAAAGAAAATCCCTGATGAAATGAAAAATATTTACGGAACTTGGGTCTTGAATCAAGTTGATACAGGAAATGGAGATGGTTATGTGGATTGGCCAATGAAAGAAACATCTGCTACTTTTAATGAAGATGGTACATATTCCGGAAGTGGATATTTTGGAAATGGTTCCGGAACATATATATTGGAAGGAAGTACTATAACTTGTTTTGTTGAAGGTAAAGAGTTTGTCAAATATGATATTATAAGTTTAGCAGAAAATAATTGTGAATTAAGAATGTATATATCAGGCAGTGATACAGACTTAAAAATTAAATGTCGAAAGTTCTAATTATTATTCACAGGCCCCGCTTCCCACAGTTCGGGGCTTTTTTATTTCCTCCTACAACAAAATTACAACAATCCCGCCATTGTTTTTTTTAGGTCTGCTTGATTTTTTGCCATCCCCCTTATATGCGTGAACTTTGAGTTCATGATCGAGATTAAGGACATATCTGGTAAAGTCAAGTTGTCGGTATCGATAGAAACGGGTTCGGTACGTCGGTTTGAGTTGATGAAAGAGGACTATGTGAACCTCGTGTTCTCGTTGTCCGACCCGGTACAACTGGAGATCGGAGACAATATCGATTATGAAGGTAGCGTTTTCTACGTAACTGGCAAGACATATCCGACATTCAACGCATCCACAGGCGGATACGACTATAGCGTGCGATTCGACTCGCATTATTACCGATGGAAGAATCATATCCTATTTTACGATAGGCAAGGTAACAAGGAAGCATCATGGAGCCTTACACGTGCTCCGGAGGCCCACCTAAGCATTGTCGTATCCAATTTGCGATCTCTGGGATTCAGGTATAACGGCAAGGAGTACCAAGCCGTTGTCGATAGCTCCGTTGACGCTGTCGCCAAGCTCGTGCAATATAACAGCACGAATATCGTGGATGCCCTTACCAAGATTGCCGAGGCGTGGGAGTGCGAGTGGTGGGTAGAGGGTGACAAGATATATATAGGTAGGATAGAGCGTGGCGATCCCGTAGATCTGGAGATAGGTAGGCAGGTAGTGTCCATGCCAAGGAGCCAAAGCCAAGACCTGTTCGCCACACGCCTGTACGCTTTCGGCTCAACGAGAAATATCCCCTCCGGCTATCGCAAGGGGGAATCCGGTACGGTGGTGCAAGGGGTGGTGCAAAAACGCCTCATGCTTCCTAAAGGAAGCCCCTATGTGGACGTGGTACAGGGATTGACCGAGGATCAAATAGTGGAGGCGGTCGTTATATTCGACGATATATACCCTCGTAAGATAGGTACGATAACCGAGGTGATACCGAAGGAGGTCACGGAGGAGGGCGAGGACGGGACATCGGAGACATTCACCGTCTACCGGTTCAAGGACTCGGGATTGTCCTTCTCCGAGGAATACGTGCTTCCCGGCAAAGAGCTTCGTGTCGTATTCCAGACGGGGCCGTTGTCAGGCATGGATTTCGCCTTGCGATTCAATCCTGAAGGACTGCCGGAGGATGATCCGGAGGCTCAGGTGTTCGAGATAATCCGTAATGACTCCTATGGCCAGACATTGCCGGAAAGCCCTCTTATACCGGGGGCGGAGAACAAATATATCCTATACAATTTTGACACGCAATACGTAAGTGACACCCTTATCCCGCAGGCGGAAGAGGAATTGCTGAGAAGGACGATAGAGTATAAGGCCAAGGTCGTGTCGGACCCTTCCACTTACACATGCGTCCTTAACTCATACTACGCTTCCGGCTACGATGAGAATAATGGTATATTGAACCCGGAAAAGGCGATTGATCTATCCGTAGGGCAGCGTGTCTGGCTTATCAATAAGGCCTATTTTGAGAATGGGCGGGAATCTAGGGTATTGGGTTTCGAGAAAAAACTTGATATCCCATATGATTCGCCTTCCTATACGGTGGGAGAGAGCGCTGCTTACTCCCGGTTGGGGGAATTGGAGCGTAAGTTGGAGAATATCCAATATAAGGATAACACGTACGTCAACCAAGGTAGCGGTTCTTTCGGGGTGTATATCATAAAGAAAGAGGATACTACCGCCGCCTCGGACGAGAATGTTTTCTCCGCTCTGCGGACATTATATGAGATAAACAAGGTAAAACAGGATAACGACAAACGTTACCTTCGTAAGGATATTCCCGATATCGCCCATGAGGATATTTTATTCGACAAAAAGATAGGCTCCTCCATCTTCCTCGACGGCATGAATGGCAAGGGCTGGGAGATAAAGGACAAGTATGCCATATTTGATGAGGTATGGTTCCGTGGAAATGCCTTATTCAATGGACATGCGGGTTCCCATACGTTTATATCCGGTTTCCCTAATGGCTTCGGTTGGGATATTGCGCCATATAAACGGGTTAACTCGGCTGGTGTAGAGGAACAGAAATTCCGTTTAGAGATAGACGATATAAATGTGAGAGGCAGTCTCCGGGTCTATGAGTTCATCGTCTCTCAGCTTCGTGGCGAAAACGACAACGTGATATTCTCCGGTATGATGAAGGTGGAGTATTACGACCATACGACCGGAAAGATTTACTTGGACACGGGGAACGGCGTGCTCTACAATCCGTTCCGTTCAGGGGATATATTGATGGTCCAACGTTTTGGGGGAATGCCGACAGGGGAGAATGACTACAATATCATCAAGCAATACGAACTTCGGGTTGATCAAGTCGGTATCGGTAATTTATCGGACGGTGAAGATCGTTTGGACTGGATTACGTTTGTCAACTTTGCCGGCGATAAAGCCGACATTGCGCAAGGAGATGTATTAACCCGTATAGATAGCGTGGCTGATTCTGCCAGAAAGGGTATTGTCAAGATTACTACGATCGATGAGATCGGCGCTCCGTATATGGATGTCGTGTACGGGATGAAGACAGACCCCGATAACGCGACCAAGGCACGTATCGGAAATCTTTCCGGGATAAGAACCAAAAACGGTATAGATTTGACCGGTGTTTGGGGGATTTACGGTAACGGTGCTTACTTTGAAAATTCGACCTACATTCTTGATACAGGTAATACGATCGAGCAAGAATTTTCCATAATGAACGGGAAATTCGAGAGTTCAATCGAAGGCATCAGGAACGATATATCCCTAGAGCCGGGTAATATATTGAAAAATAGCTCATTCTCCCAAAATACGGACTATTGGGTGACAGAGAACTCAATAAGTTTTTGGGGGCATGACAGATCGTTTATTTATGCCAATGATTCTTTCCTGTCAGAGAAGAGGGGAGTTTCAGATATTTATCAAGATGGCAACAGAAATGTCTTACGTATCAGGGACTCGTATATCCTCCAGCGGAATAACGTTATAAACATACCATCACATGAGACCGAGGCGACCGAGTATGACTATTCCTTCTCATTACATTACCGGGTTGTTAAGGCAGGGATATTGACCGTCGGTTTCGAGGGATCAAGTCTTTATGACTCCATGCACTTGGAGCCATCATCCTCGTATCGTAAGCTTTCGAAAGCGGGGAAATGGGACGAACGTGGCGATTTCCGTATATCTTTCGATGGGGAAATACTGATTTATGGTGTTTCCCTGTTTATCGATAACTTGGCGGATGCCATTATCAAGTTGGAGACAAGGATAGAGCAAACGGAAGAGTCTATCAAGCTGGCGGCAACGAAGGATTATGTGGATGAGGAAACAGGTAAGGTGTATACCAAGTATGATTCTCAATTGAATATTACCGCTGGGCAAATATCGGCCGTATCAACGAGGGTGGATAATATAAGGAATGAGATAGACACGGCGGGATGGATCACTCAAGCAGACGGAAATACCTTATTCGCCGCCAAGAGCTTGGAGAATGGTGATAATATCATATCGTATATCAACCAAACCGCAACGACAACCACCATTAAATCGAATAGGATCAACCTTGTGGGAGCCGTTACCTATTCAGATTTAGACTCCGAATTGAAGGATAAGGTGGATGCGGCTGGAGGGGACGCTTTGGATAAAGCCTTGGAAGCCTATGAAAAAGCTTCTGATGCCTATAGCAGAGCGAATAGTGCTTATGATAAGGCTGATGACGCAACCTCAACAGCCTCATCGGCTTATAGTAAGGCAGTTGCAGCCATTACAGACGCTACAAATGCTTTAAGTGCGGCTCAGGAAGCCAAGACATCAGTCGAATCACTTCCCGGATGGAGCAAGGAAAAGGATATTATTAAAGCATTGGAAGACGCGACAGTCATCGTTAAAGGGTATATCGCTACTTCTATGATTGACGTGGATAATTTGTACGTTAAGAAGTTGGCTGCTACGGAAGGGACTGTCGGATCGTTCGCAATAACGGATTACGGTGGTCTAAGATCCAAAGATTCTAATGCTTTGATAGATATAACATCTAATGGGAATTTCGTGATAATGCAAGTTGGTGCCGATGCGGCGAAACTTCAAGTTACAGCTGCCAAAGGTACGGCATTAGCTGCTGTATCTATGGATACTTCAGGTTATGCGATATCTTCATCTGGCAAAGTAAAATTATCCGGATTATCAGGGGTGAATCCTTCAACGTATTATAAAACATTGGTGATAAAAACAAATACAGGTGAAATATATTATTTAAACTAAAAAAATATGAGATTAAACTTTCATGTGGCGTTTAAAAACGCATTAGGTAATGATGCCTACGAGATGATTAATGGCGATAAACACGTTCAGATGATTGACGACGCAATATGCCAAGGTTTGTTCGATGGACGTTTCTTGAATCTATGCGGGGAAGAAGGCAAAGACGCACGGCTAAAACTGCAAGCGTTTGAGTTATATCAGAAAATACGCACCGCTAATGGAGATGTTGAGATCACAACGGAGGAGGCATCCATGATTAAACAAATGGCCTTGCTCCTTTCGCCAGGTGCTTACGGCCAGATTTATCAATTAATTGAGGGAGTGGAGTAATATGGCACTATCGACATTGTCATCCGTATTGAGATGCAAATACAAAAATATGGTAGGGGATTACGAAATTTCCTATGAGACAACACAAAGAGAGAGAGAAAGAATAACCGAGGTATTAGGAATCGTCAAAAAAGGGGAACTTAAGTTCGGTTATATCAACATTGGGGACAAAGGCCGAAAATCTATTGTCTTGGAAGAAGGTATTTCAGACGAAGACTGTAAGGCCATATTGTCAACTATTATAGACGATGCGCAAAATATTTTTCTTAATCAAGAATAATATACGATAATATGGCTGTAGGGGATCTTACATTATCTTCCGGTTTTACTCTCACGCCCGAGGATTTACGTGCGATCGCCGCTGAGAGTAAAAAAATCTTAGCGGAGGAATCCAAGGATTTAAGTCAGTTCAAGGAGATTGACTCTGTGTCCTCTGTGTCCTCTTTGCCCGGTATTTCCGCTAAGGGGGAATTGGTGAGAGTCCCCATGGCTATACTTAAGGGGATTGACGGTAAGGAGATAGAGCTAGCCTCCTCATCTACGGCTATTCAATGGAGGTATGTCGGAAATACCGGATGGAACGTGTTGGTGAAGTTGTCCTTGCTCTTAGGCCCGAAGGGAGATCCGGGAGATCCACCGATCATATCTATCGGTACGGTCTCCACTCTTCCTTTTAATAGCTCGGCAACGGCTAGACTTGTCCTAGAAGGGGAGACACCCGAAGGTACACCTATTTATGCGCTGGATTTAGGCATTCCACAAGGCAGGCCCGGCCAAGACGGAAATGGTGCGGGGAACGTGTTTGTCTCTACGGATAATATCATAGCAGATAAATATTATATTTTTAAATCCTCCGCCGATAAAAGTGCGAATGGGGATTTTATAGAATTAGAAGATCTTACCTTTGGCGTAGGGGAAAGTTACCCCGGTTACAAAAACGCTGAGATATTCAATGATTACGAGAATAACAAGGCCGCCGGAGCCTACGCCCACGCCGAGGGAATGAATACGAACGCTACCGGTCCTAGATCTCACGCCGAAGGGCATAAGACAAATGTTTTCGCTGCCGATGCCCATGCCGAGGGGAGGGAGACATGGTGCGTAGGGCCACAAGGCCACGTGGAGGGCTCTTATTCCATTTGCCTAGGAGGCAACTCGCATGTGGAAGGCACGGCTTTCCAAGAAGGCTCGACAGGAGAAGGCGTTAGGCCCGTATTATTGAATGATGAAGAGGCCATAAGAACCTTTGTAGAGACTTTCGGTACCGATAATCAAAATAATTATGACGATACTTTTTTGATACGATTCGAGCAGTTGTACAAGGATTATTGCGTGCATATAGCCTTGGGGGAACGAAGCCACGCTGAGGGGGCTAATAATTTCGTAGGTGACAATACGAGCCACGTGGAGGGATACAACAATATATGTGGGGATTTGTATTTTGCCCATGGTGCTCCGCAAGTCCATAAGGCTAACCATGTAGAGGGGGCGAATAACATTCTCTATTCTGGGAATAAACCGTCAAGTCAAAATTTTTGCGTACATATAGAGGGTGAGACTAACATTGTTTATGGTGGATGTTCTTATTCCCATATAGGGGGGAAGGATTGTAAGGTGGGCGATCCTTCTCAAGAAGGGATTACGTCTCACTATTCTTTCGGACATGGTTTAGGGATAGTGCTTAAAAATGACTACTCGACATCTTTCGGACGTTACAACCTCTATGAGATCGAGGGGAAGAATGTCCTATTTTCGTATGGTATTGGATATAATGGACGGAGAGATAACGCCTTATCAATACTGGAGGATGGAACGGTGGTGATTCCCCGGCTGAATTCTATACAACCATTAATCAACAAGGTTAACAATATATATAAAGAGCTCAAAGGGATTATAGACGAACAATCCAAGCAAATACAAGATTTGTTAGCCTTGATACCGTTGGTGAAGGTAAAGAATGATATATTAATGATCGGAACGCCCAAGGCTTTCGTGATAGGTAGCTTGCTGGTCTTGACAAAGAACCTTCCGGCAGGCGTGTTCGATGATACGATTATGATTGCCGATGCGTCGGTGATGGTGGAGAATGATATATTAACAATCAAATAAAATAGGATATTATGGGTACGATTAAAAAAGTGAACGTAAACGGGCAAGAGTATGATTTGGTCGGCTCTGGAAGCGGTGGTGCCTTGATAGAGATTACTCACTCGGAGTTAGTTGATCTTAGAGACAGCGGTAGGCTTGTTCAAGGGAATAAATACCGGATAACGGATTATAACGCCCTATTTAAAACATTAAGATCAGCGCAACATCAATTTGATATCGTAGTGGAGGCATTGTCTTCATCTAAACTTTCCGAGAAAGCTTCCGCTATGAGACATGAGGGAGATGTGTATTTCGAAAACTCCAATCTGGAGCTATGGACAGTCTATTACTCATTGGATAACGACACATCTCGATTCAAAGAGGCGTTGGCTTCCGGGAAAGGCTTTATCTGGAGATTAATAGATGAGTATAATAACGATGTATGCTTCGATTTCAAAAACGCTCTGTTTACAATGAGTGGATCGGATTTTCCATTTATAACATCTTCAGATGGGAGTCTTGATTTTTATTTATTCTCTTATAATAAGGGCACAGGATTTTCCTCTCAATCAGATATTATAGACTTATCGACTACAAATCCGTCGAATGTTTCGAATAATTTTGTCTCATTTGATCTTAAACAAGATTTCTATGTTGTTCTAGGATCAGACAAATCAGCATTAGAATTTATAGGAACTCGATCTAAAATCTTAAATAATAAAGTACTCAATAATAAAGTAAGGGTTATATCTAGCTCGACTGCCAGTGGATTTAAAGAATGCACTTTTGCAGGATCAATTGATTCTAAATGTTTATTGGGTTTATTAAATGAATCATTAAATCAAATAATTATCGAGGGCCAAGATGCGACAACCAAAGCAAATTTTACTGCAAACAGAATAGACAATATTAGTAAAATTATTACTAATGGAAAAGCGTTTTATTATAACGATGTATTATGCAACTCAATGTCTAGTCAAGTACTTCATGTCCTTATCGAAATGAGAGGTTGTGAAATAAGAATTGATAACAGTGGCGCTAGTGAAATTCCATGTGTCTTATCAAAAGAGACATTAGGAGTTGATAAGATTGTAAATAAACTGATATGGGTCAAGATAGAATCCTCCAATTTTAAGTATAAAGTTATAGATCCATTTGACATTCAATAATATGGAAACTATTCGTATAGGTAACGACATCTCCATCCAGTGGACCATATTACACAATGGTATTCCGGAGTCTCTTGAGGGTAGGGATTTAAGGGTGATCTTGTCAAACTCATTCGAGAGGATAGAGATAAAGGATTTCCTCCTTGTCGGTAACGTCATAAGATTCTCTTATCACGGGAAGGATCAGGTACATTGCGGGGTTTACACGTTGACGTTATTCGAGAATTATAAGAAAGATGGCATGATGGCCGTTGACGCTTGCGAGGCGTTCAAGCTCATACCGAGATCATGCGGGAAGACTGACGAACAGTCTTGCTCGAATCTGAAAGTATCCACGGTGGATGTCAGCTCATCTTTTGATATATTGAATAACCCCAAGAACACCCTCGTGTCCGACTCAATCCATAGGATCGAGGCCATTACGCAAGAGGAGTATGACAAGATCGAGACCCCTAATCCAAACATCTTATATGTAATACTATGATTCTGAACGGGGCGATAGATATAAAGTTTAACGGAGCGGACGTAAAGAAAATCTATCTGGGACGAGATACGGTATGGACTAGGGAAGCGCATTTGATCGTTACCCCAACGGCTATATGGCTACAAAGGAGTTATGGTTTTGAAGCGGATGTGAATATAATATCAAACGTTTTATGGGACGTCGAATAG